TACCTATTTCATCAAAGATTAAATCTATTGTTTCTTGGTCATACTCAAAACTGTTAGGATTTACATTTTGTAAAGATAAATCTAGTGCATCATGTATTGCAGTTCCTGATGTAGCTGGTACACCAAACTCTATTTTTTTTCTTTCTTCAGATGTAAGTTTAACATATTTAAACCACCATAAATTTAATGGTATGTTTAACTGCGAGGCAGAAAAATGTTTTATATCATATTGCTCTAATTTATTTTTAAGTTCCATTTTATTCCTTTTCCCCATTATACTCAATTATTCACATAGGTCAATACACAATATTAATAAAGTTAATTTGTAATTTTATTTGAAAGGTATACATCAATTTTTATGGAAACTTATTTACATTTAACAACAGCAAGCGTCATCATTATCTGTCTAAGTAAGATATTCTAAATCTTCATTGACAGACTCTGACTCATTGGTTCTCTTACGTCTAGTGCCGCAACTAATGGACAAATCAATAGACATAAGATTAACATTGTTGTCGTTAATATAGTGAAAGAACATTATACAAATAGCACTCGTAATGTTTAGTAATATGTTCTTCCACTCGTTTTTATTACCAGTAAAAACAAGTCCTCCCTTTTATAGTGAGGACTATTTTTTTGATTTTATTTATTAAAAAAAGCTAGATTTTACGATTTTTTTGTGGTTGCCGAACTATGTCGAAATTGTGTTAGTTACCTAATAATGGGTTTCGGCTATTATCATTAGCCTTTTCTAACTTCGATACTTTTTCTTCAAGTATAGCTATCTTTGTTTCTAGTGGCGAGACATCAACAGATGTTATTTCAACAGCTTCTAAATTATCTAAACGATTATTTATTTCACTTGTAGCTACTGCAAAACTCCAAAAACCTCCACCAACAGCACCGATCACACCAATTACTGTTAAATACTTTTGTAGATTATCTATTAAATTTTTCATTAGTATCTCCTAAATAAATCTAAATTCTGACTGCTCACCATTTTATTCATTGCAATAGATGAGGCTTCTGTCATTGATATATGTGCATTAATATTATCACTTAAAACAACATTTGTATATATTTCATAGGGTTCGTAAAAAGTAACGTCTGGAATACTCATTGCAGAATAATTATCCCAACCTTGTTTATAATTCATCAAAGCAATTAAACTAGATTGTCCTTGCACATCATACTCACCACTTTCGTTTTGGTTTTCTTCTATCTCCTCTTGCAAACTTTCCATGTTACTTTGGATTACACTAGCAACAACTTGGTCTGCCTCTGATGATGTCATAACATCACTCGTAATTGATGTAATTTCATTGGTTATACTATCAGTCGTTACAGTCTGTACTTGCACAATAGAAACACCCATTGCGTCATTACCAATAGGATTAACTTCAATAGTTTGGACAACAGACTGCAAAGCATTTTGTGTTTGTGTTTGCTCGGCAGCGATTTGATTACTTATGCCAGATTGCGAAAAATCACTAGAGCCAGATACAGCATTATTCTGTGATTGTGATGAACTATTTGATTGGCTAACAATAGAAGAAGTTAAGTTGTTTATATAATTATTTGTTGATACAACATTTCTACGAACATTATTTTGTCTTTCTTCAGGCTCGTCAATCTCATCAATTTCTTCTAGTTCTTCTATTGGTTCTTCAAATATTTCTTCAAAAACTATTTCTTCTAGTTCTTCTTCTAACTCCTCGATTATTTCTTCAGGCATTTCTTCTAACTCTAAAACTTCTGCGATCTCAATATAATTATCTTCTGGGTAAATATCTGGTAATAAATCTACAGTTGGTAGTTCAAGAATGTCTAATGGTCTTTCATTGTCATTGCCCACAACATCAATAACATCAACATAATCAGACTCAATAAAGATATTGTTTTCAAAATCCAACTCCTCCTCTGGTTCAAATAATGTAATATCTTCTTCAATATCAATAATATAAATATCTGTTGCCAAGCCCTCACCTGTTTCATAATTTATAGTATCAAAGCCTAAGTATATATCATCATCTGTGCCGTCAAAGGTAGAATACCCATAATCCTCTGTATCATTGCCTAATAAATTATCTATAAAATCTAATATATCATCTTCTTCGCTGTCAGAACTTAAATCATATACATCACATAAAGCACTGTAATTAGAATTTGTTAAACATTCTGTGGATAAGTTAGAGTAAGACTCATCAATTCCTGTGGATAAAGACCATTCATCTGTTCTATTGTAAGCTGTTGAATTAGTGTCCTCAAATCGTAAATAAGTTACAGCTTCGTTATCACCTTGCAAACCTATAGTAATATCGTGATTTGTTACATTAATTTTTTTATAACGAAACTCTATTACATTTGTACTTTCATATAATATAGCTTCAAAAGAACTTAAATTATTATTATTATATTCATTTACATCATACCAACCTGCGACCCAATATTTTGAACCAGAACTGCCAAATGTTTGAACGAAAGGCGAACCATTATTATTATTTTTGTCAATAAAATCTGACCATAAAGGCATAATTGTAAAATCGAAACCTGACGCAGGTATAGTTTCTGATAAATAATTTCTTCTACCAGTAATATTAAAATTTTGATTAAATGTTACAAAACCATTCATTGCAACTTTTACTTGATTATATGTGTTACCATAATATGTAAAATCAAAACCTAAATTTTGTAAAGATGAAACAGCGTCATCATTAAGATTTAATGCTGTGCCAGTTTGTGATATATCAATAATGGGGTCAGTGCCAACAGTAAAAGTAGGGTCAGAAGCATTAACTGAATAACTAAATAATAATAAAAATATTAGTCTAAGCACAACTTATGACTTTTATATTTACGACAAAAATCTTTTTTCTTATATGCTTTTGTTTTTATTTTTTTATGGTCGTATTTATGTTTTATTTCTTCCCAATCAGGTCTTTCTTCTGGGTTTTCAGTCCAGTAAGCTAACGCTTCTTTTCCTATTAAACCTTTACCATCAACAACAACTGGACAAGGTGTATTTGCATAGTCTGTCATTGCTCGAAACACACGAGGGTCGCTACACAAAAGGGCTATACTTGCAACTTTCATGCCTTGTGCGGCTAATTCACGAGACAAAAGAACTAATTGACAATTTTCATCTATAATACTTCTGCCACTGGCAATACCAAATAAATTTGTTTGAATACTTGCTGAAGCTCCTGAAGTGCATACAAGTTGACTGTACGAATTTATTGATGGTGCAATAGCGGAATTTATTTGCCCTTTAATACGTTGTGTAACTACCTGACGAGAATTGCTGTTACTATTATTTTCGTTAATATTAGTATTTTGATTAACGGAAGAATTAATATTTTCGTTTTTTGTTTCAACGCTTGATGTAGAACTAGAAACATTATTGTTATTATTAGTATTAACGGAGGTATTGGTTTGATTAACTGTGGAACTTACAGATTGATCTATGTTTGATGTTACAGTGCTGACTGACGTGTTGTTATTCGTGTTAGTGCTGACTGAAGTGTTGTTATTTGTATTCGTTGACGTTGATGTATTCGTTGACGTTTGATTTATGGTCGTGTTGTTCGTGTTAGTGTTGTTTGAAACGTTTGTATTTTGATTATAATTATTATTGGTTGAGGTAACTGTGGAGGTCGTTGTCGTATTATTAGTAATGTTGCTATCTTCGGCAAAGGCTAATCCTATGACACCAAATATTGCCAAGCCCACTATTGTATATGCTCTTAAGGTTTCTTTCAACATAGATGTGATTTTTAATGATTTTAAAACCTAAAGCAAGATGTTTAGAGGGGTATAAAGTGAACCACTAATAATTATTTGACATATTTTGAAAACAGAATTATCTTTTAAAGAAATTAATTTAGGAGAAAAAAATGGCGAAAGCAAAAACAACTAAGGTTAGCAAGAAAAGAGCAAGAAATTCTAAAGGACATTTTATTGCAGATGACCCAAATACACCAAACATAAATGAAGCCTATGGGGAGAAACCTGCATCAAACAATAATATACTTGGTATTATTCTTGCGGTTTTATTAATTGCAACATTATTATTTTTAGGAGGTAAATAATGACGTTAGAAGAATACATAAAAGAAAAAAAAATAAAAATTGAGGATTTAGCAGAAGAAATTAATGAACCTCATCACCGAAACGTATATCGTTATATGCGAAATGTAATACCACGACCTGATAAAATGGAATTGATTTATAGGATTACAGAAGGACAAGTAACCCCAAATGATTTTTACAAATTTATGAGGCAATAATATGAACATAATAACAAATGAACCAGTAAAAGTAGATTTAGAGCCAAGAGAGGTAAGTTTAGTTTTTGAATGTGCTAAAAGACGTGAATTATCATCAATGTTAAAGAAATCAAAGACTTATGTTGGCAACGAAAAAGAAACTTTTTTTGCTCATTTGATTGGCAGTGCAGGTGAATATGCTTTTTGTAAGCATTTTAATCTGTTTTGGTCTGCTGATTATGATACATATAAAAGTGAAGCTGATGTATATTATAAAGGCATGGATTTTGAAATTCGTACACGAACTAAAAAATGGTATGATTTAAAAATTGACAAAAGAGATAATATTGAGCAAAGATTTGTATTGTGCTATGCAGACAAGCCATTAGATTATGTTTTATTACAAGGTTGGGTTGATGGTAAAACAGGCAAAGACGAAAGATATATAAAAGATTATGGTAATAATAATGTGCCAAATTATTTCTTTCCAAAAGACAAATTACACCCAATACAAACTGCATTAGATGGGATAAATGATGGATAAAAATATAGAATTACCATTTTTTAACGTGCCAATAGACGCATTAAAATCATTGCGTGCTGACATTGGACAACGTAATTATGAAAAAATATTACCGATCTATATTCATTTTTGGGGACTTGGTGGCAATCCAATTCCCCTAGAATATGTTGTTAAAAACTTTAAAATATCGGAAGAAAAAATCCGTCAAATTGAACAAATAAATCCAAATTTTTTACAAATTATTACAAAAAATGAACAAAATTGCATCAAAAAATATGTAAATTCTGAACACATTTTGAACTATATGAGTAAATTATGGGCTAAATATGAGAGTAGATTGAAATGGAACGAAAAGAAAAAAGACAAGAGAAAACAACAATTTACGGAAATTTATGGGAAAAAATTTGAATAGTTACTTAATAATTATTCTTAACTATGGCGTTTTCCAATTAAACTAAATTAAACTAAATTAAATATAATAAAAGGGAATATGAAAAAAATGGAATTTAACATTATGACTGAAGATAAATTTGAAAAAATAAAAAATCTACATTTCACTGCAAAGCAATTACAACTTTGTAAAGAAACTGATGTTGATATAGAGCAAGAACGTAAAGCATTTATACAATGGCATCTGGATAGAAATAAAACCAGAAAATCACCTTCAATGGCATTTACTAGGTGGCTACATAAAAATAATAAAATAGAAACCTATCTTGCTGAGAAAAAAGTTTTAGAAAAAGACGTTTTAAAAGAAGGATTAAACAAAACAAAAAAAATAATTGAAGAATTACCGCCTATTCTGACTCAGGATATACAGCAGAAACTTTTATATAAGCATTTTTTACAAAAAGTGATTAATTCTTATGGTCGTAATACTTGGAATATAAAAGAAAAAGATACTTATATTGAATTAGCTTTAGATTGTATTTTAGATAACTTACCTTTTGATTTACAGCGACCAACCGAAGAAGATTTAATTGACTATTGTAAAGGGTATTTTAAATTCTTTTTTAGAAACTATGAGAGCCAATATATGCCAAATGGTGTTTTTGTCTTTAAAACAATTCAATTAGCTTATAATCAGACATTAAAAAGCAATCCAAATTGTTTAAAGAGTTTAACTTTCTCTGGTGTAAATAGTCATATAAAAATTACCGATAAAGAGATTGATTTATTAAAAAAATACTTACCTTCAAAAGCTGAACAAACAGAGGTAATCCATACTTTGTTCTATATTGCTAACAATAACGGAAAAAAAATACATGGATTAGGTAGAAAAGATTTTATATTTAAACAAATAAAAAACATAACTGGTTTAAAATTTGAGAGTAATTAATGAATGATGTGATCCCTACAAAAGAAACATTACAAAAAGGTAATTATCAACATCAAGAAACAGCAAAAGCAGGTGTTTTTGTTTTAAGAAATGTTTATTCTGATTTATTGGAACGTTACTTTCATAGAAAAAATATATCTAGCGAACAATACTCCGCAGGTAAACATTATGTTCATAATTATGTTTTAGGACATTCTCATCCTAGTATTATTTCTAGCTATAAAGAAAGATCAACGTCTAATAGCAATGTCATTATATCTGACGTTATCTTAACCAATAAACAAAAATATAATGAAGCTAGAAAACATATACCTTATAAACTACTTAAATTTTTTGAATATGCTGTATTAGACGATATGCCATTACAAGACGCTAATAAAAAAACATTACGATTAAAAAACAAAAAAGAACCTTTTAGGGTATTTTGTGAAATTTTAGATATTTTAGCTTATCATTATGGTTATGTAAGATAGGTTTATTCTTTTCCCTCCTTTATATAAGCATTAATAGAAAGTAAATCTTTACAAACACTATCATTATCAACTAATACTTCTGAAGTTTGCTCTGTTAATCCGTCAACATTTTCTATAATATCTATTAAAATTAATGCTTCAGGATTAAACCCTAATTCTTTTATTGAATATTCCAACTCATTAATTAATTCTTGTATTGTCATTATTCATCTCCCTCAATATCTCCAATAATTCCAACTTGGCAATCATCCCCATATTCTGTGCCAGAATAACTACCTGTTATTTTTATTTCATTTAAAATTTGATTATCAGTAAATCTTTCATTCGACCAATCAACATTACCTTCTAATTTATCAACAACTTTTTCTTCTTCATATGCTTCTGTATAAATCGACCTAATTTCGTCTTGTGTAAGTTTTACATTAGATGTAACTTGATATTTTCTAACGTCTTGTGAATATTCCTCTATTTCGTATATATATTTTTTATCTATCATTATTCATCTCCATTTTTCTTTTATTTAACAACTTAATATATCTTGTCCACAATCTTCTATCTGTAAGCTCAACATTACCACTCACTCTCCACCAATATTCAGTCTGACTGTAACCATTGTAATATCTACTCTCCACATCACATAATCTATCTTCTATTTCTTCAACTGTTAATTTTTTAGTCATTATTCTGCTCCATTTTTTATAATTCTGACTCACTATATACAAAGCTTATAAAATATGCCTGTATAAGCTTTAAATTCGTTTTAAAAGGGTATCTATATGACATAGACAAGTATAAATA